CAGAGTAATAGATGGATCAGGGACTGATGCAGTTTATAATTTAATAGGAAAACAAATAAAGGGTACTGTTTCTGGTGCAGAGGCAATTGTTGAATTAATAATAAAAGAAAAGGTCGGTAGTACAGAAGTAACAACAATATATCTATCGGGTGTGAGAAATAAATTTGTAGCTAATGATACGATAGTTGATGGTTCCAATACCTATACAGTTGGTGCTATGGTTACAGATTATAATATAACAAATTCTGGTAATAATTATAGTGTTGATGATATTCTTAATGTTGCGGGGGGTGTGGGTAATTCTAATGCAACACTTAAGGTTGATTCGTTAACTAGTGGAGAAATTGCCACTATTACTATTAATGATGGTGGTAGTGGATATGTTGTTGGGGATGTGTTGACTGTAGATAATAATGGTGTTAAAGATGTTGATACAAGAACAGCTAGTTTTGTTGTTAAAGAAGTTACATATGGTAGTGCTATTCCACTTGGTGCTGTTACACGAATAGAAATAGAAAATAAAGGTAGAGGTTATACTGGTCTTCCTACTATTAGTGGCGGGACGGGTACGGGACTTGCGGTTACTTTAACAGGAGTTAATATTGGTGGTGTTAAAACATTAAAAATTAATAATGGTGGGTTTGGTTATTTAACTAATCCAACTATTGATTTTTCTGCGAAGGGTGATGGAACAGCAACAGGGACAGGAATTATTTCGGGATATGAAAATGAATATAATGTTGGTTGGACAGGTGATGATGGTTTTCTTTCAGCGGGTAATTACATTCAAGATAGTTATTATTACCAATTATTTTCTTACGTCATTACCTCCGGTACGTCAATTCAAAATTGGCGAAATATTACAAAACAAACAGTACATCCAGCTGGGATGGCAATGTTTGGTAATGTACAGTTACATGGATATGCTTCTACTACATTAAATGCACATACATTTGCTCCTCCTGGGTTACCACGGCAGGAATATAGAATTATTTTTCACGAAGGTACAATTCAACCGCCTGTTATTGTTCAATTACCAATTGATTCGTGTGAAGGTGAAATTGAATATATTTTCTTATTTGATACTGATTATTTGTCAGTACTTGATCCTATTTCAGAAGAACCAAATCCAGATGAGGATTGGAATTTAGTTACTCAATCAATTACACAATCAGATGATTGGGGTTTAGTTACTACACCAACTTTCTTTGTTGCTCCAACAGTATGTCAAACTTATATTAAATTTTTAGGCCTAAATTATCTTAAAAATTTAAAAGGTTTAGAAGAATATTTATATATAATTATTGGAGCAACTAGATATAGTGATGATGGTTTATTAACGGAAGGTGTAACAGAAGGTGGGGAAGATTTTGGTAATCTGACTGATGAAATTATTCTTTCAACTCAATTAAGATTGGGACCGCTAAGAAGGAAATTAGATTACTGGAAATTTAGAACACAGGGTGGATATTCTCAAGGTGTTATTGGTGTTGGTGCTACAGCAGATGTAGATGCTCCTGTTGGTGGTGCTATAACTGGTTTTTCAAACTTAGTAGGTGGAACTGGTTACATTAATCATGCAGGTAAAAGTATAGGTCCGCCAAGAGTTGTGTTTGATAATACTGGAACGGGAGGAACTGGTGCTAAAGCAGATATAACTATTACTGCTGGTGTTGTAACTGCTATAACTGTTACAGATGGTGGAACTGGATATACATCTGCACCAACTATTATAATTACTGGATCTGGAGAACCTGGAGGAACAGAATCTGGAACTGGTATAGGGCCTTTCTTGAATCAATTAACATTTGATTGGCAATCATTGGGGGGTATGAAGCAAAGAAATCTAACAAATGCAATAATTACACAATGGGATCATGCTGTAACTCCTGATATAACGTATGGTGAAACTACTACTGCAGGATTTCTTACAAATGTATATGGAACGGCCGATCAGGTTTTACCACCATTAGACGGTCCTGTTACGTTACAATGGTATCAACCAGGTGGTAATCCACCATAAAAAATAACAATCAACGCAAAAAGTATTATAAATATTATAATAAACAAAAAGATGAGGATAAAAAATGTCTGCTATAATTAATAACAGTTTTAGAAAATTCAATGCTGATAACTTTATCAGTAGTTTTGTTGGTAACAATGTCTATTTGACAATTGGTAAGAATACCGAATGGTCAGGGGCAAGTGCTGGGGAATATATTGAGCAAGCACCCAATGATGCTACGATTCCAGTTCCGATTGATACGACAACTGCATATTATAAGAATCATGACGATTTAATTGCTGTTAAAAAGATTAGTTCCGCAGATGTTTCTCATGTAATTAAGAGAGTCAATTGGACTACAAATACTAGATATGCAGAATACGATCATCTTCAAGATGATATGATTGATGGAGTTAAGTTAGATGTTAATGGTCTACCAGATCCAGCTGGAATATTAACAGACTATTTTGTAATGAACGCTACTTTTAAAGTATATAAATGTATTAGTAATTATGGTGGTGCTCTTTCCGTCAATGAACCTACTAATACTCAAACTGGTGTTTTTGAAACACCAGATCATTACAAGTGGAAATTTATGTATGAAGTTCAGCAAGCTGATGTTGTTAAATTTGTAACATCTGATTGGATTCCAATTAAAGCACCTGCTAATGCTATTGCTAATCCAGATCAGGCTGCAGTAGAAAGTGCAGCAGTTAATGGATCAATAGAACATATTAATGTTGTAAGTGGTGGAACCTTATATAAAAATAATACTGGAAATGCAGTTGGTTCATTAATAAATGAAATTACGTTAGCGTCTGGTACTGGTCAATCATGGGAAACTAATCACCAGACTGATGATTATTATAATAACATGACGGTGTATATTAGAGCGGGTAAAGGTGTTGGTCAGTTGAGAACAATAACTGATTATGATGGAGCATCTGAAACAGCAACTATTACTCCTAATTGGGATGATGTTAATAGTTATCCTGATTCAACAAGCGTATATGATGTTATGCCAGCTGTTACTTTAGCATCTGTAGATAATAATGATGCTTTTGCTCATGTTTCAAGAATTAACACATCAACAGGAGCTATTGAAGCTGTTGCGATGAAAGCAGAAGGAACATTATATCGTTCAGGGACTGCTACTGTATCTAGTGGTGCACCGGCAAGTGGTGGAACAGCCGCGGTATTAAAAGTAATGATTAGTCCAAAGGGTGGACATGGTTCAAATGCTGTTAACGAACTAGGAGGAGCATTTGTAATGTTAAATAGCCGTTTAATTGGGATTGAAGGTGGTGACTTTCCTGTAGGTGCTGATTTTAGAAAAGTACAAATTATAATTAATCCGGAATTAGCAGGGGGAGGTTTAGCAACTGGTAGTGTTTATCAACAATCAGAGTTAACAACAGATACGGGAGATATCATTTATTCCGAATTTAGAGGTCCTATTAATAGAGCATCTGATTCAACAGAAGATATAAAAATCGTTTGTGAATTTTAATAAAAGGAAATTTTAATGTCGAATTTTAATATAAATACAAATCAAAGTCCTTACTTTGATGATTATGATGAAACAAAAGACTTTCATCAAATATTATATAAAGCAGGATTTCCTGTTCAAGCTCGCGAGCTGACGCAAGAACAAACTATTTTAAGAAATCAAATCAAACGATTTGGAAATCATGTTTTTCAAAATGGTTCTAAGGTTACGGGTGGTGATGTTACTCTTAATTTGGAATATGAATATGTAAAATTAGAACCACAGTATAATGGTGTTAATATTATTCCTTCAAATTTTCACGGTCATACTGTAATTGGTACAGAATCAGGTTGTAGAGCTATTGCTTTAAATAGTATTGTGAGTGATATTACTACAGGAGATCCAGATACAATTTTTGTAAAGTATATTTCTGGAGAATCAGTTACTAAAAAAGTACAAGGTATTTTTGTGAAAGGTGGGGGTGTTGGTTATACACAGGCTCCAACAGTTGCCATTACTGGTGGGGGAGGGGTTGGTGCTTCAGCCGTAGCAGTATTGAATACTGCAGGAGAAGTTGGAGCAGTTAATGTGACTAGTAAAGGATCAGGATATACTTCTGCACCTTCTGTAACATTTACAGGTGGTAGTGGTTCTGGTGCTGAAGCTGATTCAACTATAAATACTGCCGCGTCCTTTAAAAATGGTGAACGTATTGTTACGGAGAATTTAGCAACGGCTGGAATTGCACAATCAAGTGGATCGACTGGTAGAGGGTCTGCAGTTTCTATAGATGATGGTGTATTTTTTATCTCTGGTAATTTTGTTCGTATTGCTGCTCAAACAATTATTCTAGAAAAATATACTGATAGACCAACACAGAAAGTTGGTATTGCAGTTTCAGAAACAATTGTTGACTCTGGAACAGATTCTACCTTATTAGATAATGCACAAGGGGCATATAATTTTTCTGCACCTGGTTCAGATCGTTTAAAGATTGTTTTAACCTTAGTAAAAAAATCAGTTGATAGTATAGATGATATAGATTTCTTTGAACTTTTAAGAATATCTAATGGTCTTATAACCAAAGATTTTAGGAGACCACTTTATTCAGAATTAGAAAAAACATTAGCTAGTAGAACATATGATGAATCGGGAAATTATACTGTACGAGCTTTTAATATTCAATTAAAGGAAGATGTATCTGATTCTACAAAATTTAAAGTTCGTATTGATCCGGGTAAAGCTTTTATTGAAGGAAAAGAATATGAAACCTTTACTGGTACTGATGTTTCAATTAATAAAGCAAGAACATTTGCAAATGTAAATAATTTTGATCGTCTAATGCAGTATGGTAATTATGCTGTTGTAAGTTCCCTGAACGGATTGTTTAATATATCGACACAACAAGAAATTGATTTACATAGTGTAATTGCTTCATCTATTGTTCTGACTGATGACACTACTTATGCAAATACAAAAATTGGAACGGCAAAAGTTAGAAGTGTAGATTATGTTAGTAGTGGAATTTTTAATCTATATATCTATGATATTAAAATGATTTCTTCAGCATTTAATGCTGTTGATTCGTTTTTTATTCCGGTTGATGCATCAACTACGCCGGTCGTTGAAACTTCTTCTTGTAATATTGATAATACTGGACGAGTTGGGGGATTATCATCCGGTGCTACAGCAATATTTGAAACAAATGATAATAGTTTAGTATTTCCTTTAACACAGAATACGATTAAAACAATTCGTGATGCAGATAATATAATTGATACAAGTTATAGAGTAAAGAGGGTCTTTGAAAATGTTGTTTTTGCAACTGGTGTAACAACTATATCAACAACAGGTAGTACAGAAACTTTTTTTGGTTCAGGTACTTTAAGTGATACGAATAAATTAGAAGGATATCTTGTAACAGTTAAAACAGTTGGAACTTCATCATATACGGTTGGTCAAATTCTTGACTTCACTGGTTCTAATGAGAGTTTGTTGGTTAATGCACCTAGTAATACTAGTATATCTTTTGATACAGGTGGAACTAGTAATTTTACAGCTGATATTATAGCAACAATTAATTTAGATGGAAAACAAGAAAAAGTTAAAACACTAGTTACTACTGCAGTAAAAACTATTGCTGTACCAAATACTACAGTTTCAAGTTATGATTCTTTAGAAGTATCTGATGCTTATAAAATTCATGCTATATATGATTCTGGTGATCTTGTAGTTAATCCAATAATCCCTTCCCTTAATTTAGATAATCCTTCTAATGATGCATTAACAGTAGGAGAAATTATTACAGGTAGTGTTTCTGGTGCTACTGGAAGGGTTGTAACAAGTGTTGGTGGTGCAAGTTCACTTCAGTATATTCCTATATCAGGAATTTTTGTTCCAGAAACAATTACAGGTGGAACAAGTGGGTTTACTAAAGTTGTAACTATTGCTGTAGACGGTAGTGTAGTCGTAACATCAAAATATGAATTAGATAGTGGAATGCGAGATAATTTCTATGACCATGCGCGAATAAAATTAAAGGCTGGACAATCAGCACCGGTAGGAAAAATTACAGTTATCTATGATTATTTTACACATTCTGGTACTGGTTATCTTTCTGTTGATTCATATGCATCTATTGATTATGATTCTATACCAGCATACACTAGTCCTATTACAGGTGTAGAAGTTGAATTGAGAGATTGTGTAGATTTTCGACCAAGACGTACTGATGGAGCTACTACAATAGAAAATATTGAAATACCTGTACCAAATACAAATTGGTCTGCTGACTATAGTTATTACTTACCGAGAACTGATTCAGTTTATATTAGTAGGATTGGGACAACGGCAAGGGAAACTGTTGCTACGGATGTGTTTGGTAGTAATACTGGAGTACCTTCATTACTACAAACCTCCCCACCACGTTTAGACGGAACAATGGATTTGTATAGGATACGAATTCCTGCTTATACTTTTAAAGCGAGTGATGTGAGGGTAGAGTATATTGAAAATAAACGATATACTATGCGTGATATTAGTAATCTTGAAAAACGATTAAGTAATGTTGAATATTATACTTCTTTAACTTTGTTAGAAAGGGAAACAGATTCATTAGTTATTAAAGATGCTAATGGATTAGATCGGTTTAAGAGTGGAATATTGGCAGATGAATTTAGTGGTCATTCTGTTGGTGATGTCTTTAGTCCTGATTATCAATGTTCTATTGATTTTCAAGAAAGATTTTTAAGACCACCCTTTACAATGAACTTAACAGATATTGATTTTAATTCTGATGAGTCACAAGGTATACAACGAACCGGTGATTTGATTTCTCTTCCTTATGAATCTGAAACATATATAAATCAACCATTAGCAAGTAAGTTTATTAATGTTAATCCATTTGCTGTAGTTGCATGGATTGGTAATGTTGCATTAACACCACCAAATGATAATTGGATTGATACTAATACTCGACCAGAAGTTGTTGTAAATATAAATGGTGAAAATGATGGATGGGAACAGATGGTTGGTTTTGGTTTTGAAAGTCAATTTAATAGTTGGGAAACAATACAAACAGGAAGACAACTGAGATCAAGGACAAGAGGAACGACAGAAGCGGAAAGACGAGGTGCGGGTGCAGGAAGAGCACTAAGACGACAAACGGAAACACTTGCATTTCAACAGGGAAATATAGAACGTGCTGAAATAACAGGTACGGAAACAGTAAGAAATGAAGTTGGTGAAAGAGTTACAGATGTATCTATTATTCCTTTTATAAGACCACGTGATATAACAGTTAATGTAACCGGAATGAAGCCATTGACACAAGTATATCCATTTTTTGATGGAGAACCTGTTTCGCCATATTGTACACCAGCTGGTGGTCTTCTTGGTGATCCGATTTATACTGGTGAGTCTGGTGAAATATCTGGTTTAATTTTTTCTTTACCTAATACCGATACTTTAAGGTTCAGAGTAGGAGATAAACAATTTCTTTTACTTGATAATGCAGCGGGTGATTTAATACTTGCTGGTACACGTGGTGAAGTAATTTATCAAGCAACTGGTTTATTGCAACAAAGAGAGAATGTAGTTCTTTCTACAAGAGTTCCAAGAATTGAAAGGAGAACTACTCAAGAGGCAAGAGTTAGTATTAATACGACTGTTGATTTTTTTAATCCTCCTCCCCCACCACCAAGAGATCCGTTAGCGGAAACTTTCTTTGTAGATGGAACTATATATCCAAATGGTTTATTTCTTTCAAGTCTTGATGTATATTTTAAAAGTAAAGACACTAATAATATTCCAGTAACTTGTGAAATTAGAACTACTGTTAATGGTTATCCATCAACTGTAGTAATTCCTTTTAGTGATATATCATTATTACCAGATGCAGTAACTACTACAGAAGATGCATCAGTTGCAACTAATTTTCTATTTGATAAAGGATTAGTATATTTACAACCTGGTGAATATTCTATTGTTATTCTTTCAAATAGTTTAGAGTATGAGGTATTTCTTGCAGAGTTAGGTGAGGATATTCTTGGAACGACAAGAAAGGTTTCTGAACAGCCATATGTTGGTTCGTTTTTTAAATCACAAAATGCATCAACTTGGACAGCAGAACAGAATCAAGATTTGACTTTTAAACTTAATAAATGTAAGTTCACGGTAGCAGACTTTTCTGAAGCTGTATTTAAAAATCAGATAGTTCCTACAGAATATAAATCAAATATTCTCCAAATTGTACCAAGAGAACTTCTTACGGCCGGTACTAGTATTACTTGGGGAGTTAAAATGACGGATGTTGTGAATAATACTTTAGATACTACTTTCTTTGAAGTAGCAAAAATGGAAAATCTTAATTTAGAGCGACAAAAGAAAATTACTACCTTAGCAGGTAGTTATATTTCTGCTGCTCAATTTTCGTCAAGATCAGAACATATTTCTCCAATCATTGATCTTGCAAGAAATAGTGTAGTTACAGTTGAAAATATTGTAAACAATGTTTCAACAAATGAAACAAACACAGAAGGTGGAGATGCATTAGCTAGATATCAGACTAGACGAGTAAATCTTAAAGAAGGTTTTGATGCTGCTTCATTGAAGGTTTATCTGACTGCCAATAGACAGGAAGGAACAAGTCTTAAGGTTTATTATAAAGTTTTGTCACAGTTTGATCCAGAAATTTTTGATGATAAACTTTGGACAGAAATGGTTGAAATGACAAATCAAAATAATATTTCTGCTGATGATTCTATTGGTGAATACTTTGAAATTGAATATGAACCTGTTAATAATAGTACAGATTATACTTTAGATAATATTACATATGAAAGTTTTAAAACTTTTGCTATTAAAATTGTAATGATGTCTAGTACTACAACAAGAGTTCCATTGATTAAAAATTTGAGAGCTATTGCATTAGCATAATTTATGAATGATTTTATTAGGGAAACAAAATCTAAGGCACTTTTACAGACTAATATATCTGAGTTACAACGATATAAGTTGGCAAGAGAGCAAAAACAAAAAGAGCAATCAGATATAAATAGTATGAAGGACGATATTATTGAACTTCAGAAACAAGTAAAAACATTGTTAGGAAAACAAAATGGCTAAAATTGTAAAAAGACGAAGGGGTACGACAGCAGAACATGCAGTCTTTGTTGGTGCTATTGGTGAAATTACTATTGACTTAGATAAGGATACTGTAGTAGTCCATGATAATGATTTATTAGGTGGATTTCCTTTAGCAAGAGAAGATTTGAGTAATGTTGATCTTGTGGGAAAAATTGGTATTGCGGAATTAGATTTTCCAGATGGTCAACCAGGACAGTTTCTTAAAACAGATGGTTCGTCTGGTCTTTCATTTGCTACAGTAGATATAAATAACTCTATTGTTGGTGGTGATGTTACTGGTACTGTTTCCAATATTCAGATTGCACAGGGTGCAGTAGATTCGACAGAAATAGCTACAGGTGCAATTATAGAAAATCGTATAGCTGATGATGCTGTAACATCACCAAAAATAGCTGATAATGCTGTTGGTATGTCAGAAATTAATATAATAGATGGATCTCTTGGTCAAGTGATGATTACTAATGGTGCTGGTGCGTTAAGTTTTAAAACTAGTATGTCGGAAATAATTGTTACACCTACCGCGGGTCAATTAACCTTTAGTGGTTTAACTTATAATATAGGAAGAATTTCTGTTTATTTAAATGGTATTAAATTACTCAATGGTGTAGATTTTGTTGCCAATGATGGAACCTCTGTAGTGTTTACTGCTGGCGTTTCATCTACTGATAGAGTTGAATTTCAATTATTTGTATAATTAGGAGAAAGTAATGTCAAAAGCAAGAGAAATAGCAGATTTACTTGATATTGGTGGCGATATTGTGCTTGGTGCGTTAGATAATTTACCAACTGGTGCGGCTCCAGATTGGAATACATTATTGAATAAACCTACGTTGGCACCATCTGCAACAACTGATACAACTAACGCGGATAATATCACTAGTGGAACTATGTTAGTAGGTAGAATTGGCACAGGAGCGAATAACTCGACTACTTATTTAAGAGGTGATGGAACATGGACAACGAACTGCACAAATTTTGCTAACTGTACGACATTGACTGCTAATTGTGACAACTGTTCTGGAACTGTTACCGGTGGGTCAGGTGGGGCGGGCGTAAATTGTCAATGTGAAGGTGGTAATAATGCTCACACATTGGGCACGAACACTGCGGGCACGCTTGTTACATTAGCTTCCACTGCTTGTCATAGTGCTTGTAATTGTGCATGTAACTGTTAATAAAAGGACGATCAAATTATGTTTAAAAATATGTATGATAGTTTATCAGTAGGCGTTCATGTAGAGTATTTAGTACATGACGACTATGCCTGTTTAAAAATATGGACTCCTATATTTGGAGAAAGTATAGATCAAGATAGTACAGCAATTACTAATGATGTTGAAGGGCAAATTCCAACAGTAGAACATGAAGGGCTTATATCAAAGAGTTTGTCTTTTTCTGCATTGCCTGAATATATGGGTTTTCCACAACCTAATACGGGAGTGTATCATAATAGATTACCTGCGGGTGAAATTTTTGGAGAAGCAAGATTAGGTGAAACTTTTCTTCCTAATATACCAGCTAGTATTAAAGCGGGTGTTACTGATACTCTTACAGGACAATGGTTTCGTAATGTTGCTTATTCTTGGATTGACCCTTCTGATCCTTCTATACTAGGTGGTGAACGATCTGATGCAGCATGTTGGGTGATAGGTATAATGTCATTAGTCCAAGAGAGTCCAAGAACTTCTGCTGCTTATAATGCGCTTTCTCAGGCATTCAATTCTAAAGCTCACCCACTTCGTTCAGTACGACAATATGGTTATCCTGCTACATTATTTTTATATCAACCATTTCAGTCTGATAAATTTACGGATTGTTCTGTAACTTTGAAATATAATAAAGGATTTGGGTTTAGTACTAATATATTAACTGGTTGGAATGCCCCAGCTGATTATAATTATCTAGGACAACTTAATGATGCTATGCCACATTTTACTATTACAAGTGGTGGTGGTGATATTGATGCTGATGGAACTGATACAGTTTCTTTTAATATGGTAGATATAGATGGTACTCTTATAGAAAAAAATTCTGATATATATTTAGAGTCTACTGGTGGATATTTACCAAAGACACGAATTAGTGTACAAAATGGAGTTGGTTCATTTAAAACAACTGCATTAGGTTTAGATGCTGGTGATCAATTTAAAGTTAAAATTGGATTTAGAAATTTCACAGGTATTGAGGAAGTAGAGTATACAGTAATCTAAGAAAAGGAAAAATAAAAACATGACTACAATAACTGAACAAAAAAAAGATACAATATCTATTCCTGTTTTAAAAGATGTATTCAATATAACTACTGTTGAATCTGTTAAACAAGATAAGTTTTTATCAAAAGAACATCCTCTAGCGGGTCATATGAAAATTACACCCCAATGGTCAACACCTGTAGGTGAAATGGAACTTAATTTACCTGAAGAAATGAGAATAGGTCTTATTAAGTTTATTGCTTCACGTGGATATTGTACTACCATGGGCACTCATAAGAAAACACAAACACCAGAGTTTGAAGCAAATCATTACAATATGTTTGAGTTTGGGGAAGATGAAGAAGTGGGACAACATATTCGTGGTTTTGAAAAAATTGCTTCCGAAATGATTAGATATTATATTGCAAATTCTTGGGGTACTAAAAATGTTGAATCAATGAAGTTAGAAGCTCGGGCTTTTGGTAATATGCAAACTAATGGTAGGCGTACATATCCTCATTATCATCACAGTTTTGATGGTGTAATGATTACATATTTAACACTTGGTGGAGAATTTGATATTAAAGGTGAAGATACAATGAATGAAGAATTATTAATCATTCCCCGTAATGCAGAAATTGAACCAATAAAAAATAACAAGGTTGCTGATTACGGATCATTTGAATTGTCGAAAGATGATTTACCATGTGAAGGTTCAGGTAATATATTGTTACAAGATCCACGACCTGCTGTTAGTTACCCATATGATAATAAAGCAATTGCATTTGAACCGAAGGTAGGAACAACTATTTTTCATCCTGCTTATCTTTGGCATGAATCAAATACATATGTTGGTACAGGTATCAGAGCAGCGGTTGTTGTTAATTATCGCGTATTAACGAGGAATAATTCTGGTATAGTAAAACCTTTAGTATGAGTGTATAATTAATGAGGGATTTATAGTATGAAAAAACCTGACCATATAGAATTTTATGAAAGTCTAAAGGAGGAACCAGAAGATACAACGGAACACCCTTTAGATAAGTTTACAAAGATTGACCAGAAGTTTGCTACTCCGTTTCTTGAAAGTGAAACAACACTTTCACAAAAAATGCGTGAGGACTTAATTAAAGTCCTCGAAATAAAAGAAACTGCTTTATCTGTACTTAAAGAAAGTGAACCAGAATTTTACGGCATGGCTGAAGCTAAAGGCTTCTATGCAACTACGCACTATAATCTGTTTGATAATCCTTCCGAGTATCCTTTCGCAGAAAAATCTATCTTAGATTTTGAGCAAATTGCATGTCAGATGATCCGTTATTATATCCGTAAAGGATGGGGTGTTCGTCAGGCTGATGAACTCAAAATTGAGGGTAGATGTTTTGGTAATGTTCAACAACCAGGAGCTCGAACTTATCCTCATTATCATCAAGATACTAGCGGTGTTTTAATACATTATCTTACTGTAGGTGATGAAAATTTTATGGAAGGAACATCTGATTCTCCTAGACACGGTTCCCACCAAGTCTTATTTATGGATCCCCGTCCTGCCATTAATTACCCTTACTGGGAAAAAGTACATACAGTATTTCCAAGAGTAGGTCTTACTATTATCCATCCCAATTACTTATGGCATGAAACTAATCCTTGGTTAGGGAAGGGTATAAGAGTATGCATTGTCGTAAACTTTAGAATTATATCTCACGGATATAATGAATTAAGCAAACAATTTAGAGGGTAATATGCTAGATGTCCAAATTGAGCATGCATGGCCTGTGATAATAGGTAATCAACAAATTGATTTACCAAAAGAAATGAGAACAACTCTTATTGAAATTATTAAAAAACAAGATCATGTATTTACTGAAGATACTTATAATGAAAAAATAACAATAACTGAATCAGAATTATTTGAGAGAAAAATTTATAATCTATTTGATTATCCTAAATATTCTGATGAGAATGAAATAAAACAGGTTAAAGGTTTTGAACAAATAATGTCTAAAGTAATAAGAGATTATGTTCATCAAGCCTGGGGTGCAAATAAAGATTGTGATATAAAAATAAGAGGATTTGGTAATGTACAAAGGACATTTGGTAGAAGAACAGCTCCTCATTACCATCATGGTTGGGACGGAGTTTTAGCACATTATTTAACAGCAGGGGAAGAATTTGAACTAGAAACGTCAATACCAGTTATGGATACGGAGCATAGTGGTGATTTATTATTATTAGATCCTAGACCTAATAATTATGTTCCTGATAAGAATACTAGGACTGATATTATACATATAACTCCGTCTAATGGTCTTACTGTAATTCATCCTGGTTACGTTTGGCATGAAACACACACTCATACTAAGGCAGGAATAAGAGTTTTAGTCGCCATATCCTTTAATATTATAACAAAAAATCATGATGAATTACCAACAACTTTGGACAACCCCTATAGGAACAGTTGATATTGATCTATCGGATGATATAAGAAGAGCTTTGATTCAATGGGTCATAATGAATTACACGCAGAGAATAGGTATAAAAGAACCTATACCTTCATTTGTGGATTTGTTTGATTATACACAATATGCGACTAATGATAGAATACATATCTTTAAAGCTGTATATAGGTTCGAAATTATAGTCAGTAAAATTATTAGATCATTTATTAAACAAGCATGGGGTATGGATGAAACAGTCAGAGTAAAATCACATTGTACTAGTAAGGTACAATTACCGTTTGATAAGAGAATAGAACCGCATCGACATAATAATGTTGATGCTACATTAATACATTATCTTACTGTAGGTGATGAATTTTATTTAGACAATATGAAGGAATATCCATATATAAATAATGAATATAGTGGAGAGTTATTATTATTAGACCCAAGACCAAGTATTAGTTATCCATATAATAATAAAGCTAAAACGATTATACCAAAAGTTGGTACTACTATAATACATCCTGGTTACGTTTGGCATGAAACAAATCAACATACGCAGCCGGGTTTAAGAATATGTTTAATAGTTAATGTTGAAATATCTAAAGAAACTAAAGTACATTCATCATTAAAACAATTAATTAATATGAGGACATTAATATGATATTTAAGTTTTATTTAGAAGATCAAAAAGATAATAAAGAACTAGTATTAGATTATAATAATGAAACCTCAGAGTTACGTTATGAGAATGGTGATATTGTAATACCGCAGGATGTTTTTAAAGATTTTAAGCCATTTTATAAAATGAATGAAGGAAAAAGAGAACTAGCAAAAATAAAAATACAACTAGGATTAAAATGTAATTATTCTTGTGAGTATTGTTCGCAGAGATTTGTTCCTCGCAACCCAGATGATAATTATAAACATGAGGATGAAGATGATAAGACAGCAGAAGAAATTTCTATATTTATTAAAAGGTTTGATAAAGTAACAGTTGGTGAAAAGTTACACTTTGAGTTGTGGGGTGGAGAACCATTTTTGTATTTTCCAAAAATGAAAATGATAACAGAGCAACTTCATGAGAAATATCCAGAAGCAACATTTGGTGTTATTACAAACGGTTCTTTAATTAATCAAGAAATAATTGATTTTATACAAAAATATAATTTTGGTGTTTCTATTTCACATGACGGTGTTGGTCAAAAGACAAGAGGACCAGATCCTTTAGAAGATACGGAAAAAAAGAAATGGCTTTTTAAATTACGAAATCTTTTATTAAGTGATAAAAATAATCCTCTTGTGAATAGATTTTCTGTTAATGCCATGATTCATAAAGATAATGATAGTCGATCAGAAGTTCAAAAATGGATACGAAATAATTTTGGATTAGTTCCTATAGGTGAAGGTGGTACAGTTGATGCATATGATGAAGGTGGTCTTACTATGTCGTGGAAAACAAATGAAGAACATATTAATTATAGACGCAAAGCTTTTCGTGAAATAATGGATAGAAAATTAGACCAATTTGCCATTGTAAATCAAAAACTTAACCAATTTCGTGACTCATTAAAAGAACAAAGACCTTCTTCTTCATTATTGCAAAAATGTGGGATGGATCGACCAGATAATATGTCAGTTGATCTCAATGGTAATGTTACTACTTGTCAAAATGTAACGATAGTTTCTAAAAATCCGGCGGGGATATCACATCATATCGGACATATGGATGATTTAGAGAATGTTGATATTAAGGCAGGAACACATTGGTCAGATAGAGAAGAATGTCCTAAATGTCCTGTTCTTCATTTATGTCAAGGAAGTTGTTTCTTTTTAAGTCCGGGATCAGAAGAATGGAAGGCGTCTTGTGAAAATGCATATAGTGATAATGTTGTTTGGCTAGCGGCAGCTTTGTATGAAATAACAGGTCATATTTTATATAAAATTGAAGGGCCACATCCTGAGTATCGGCATGATATATTTGGGTTTGAAGCAAAAAAATATGAATATGTATAAAAAACTATTATAAATAATACAATAGAGTAAATAAATTATAGGCGGAAAACGATATGGCAAAACTAGTCCAAAGACGAAGGGGTACA